GTTAGTATCAATACTATCTATCTTTTTCTCTAAACTATAAACCCAAAAATTATCATTAAACTTGTTTCTAAACAAGTCAGTCGCTACGTTCTGCATGGCATATCGTGGAGTGAAATGTGGAATTTCTAATTTTTTTGCCCAATAACTATCCACTGTTTCACGCCAACGCCTGGATTCCTGAGTATTACCCTCTAATAATTCTCTATCCCAATGAAATATTACTGATAGACAATCCTTTACTGTGCCAGCAAAACTTAACCCAATATATCCATGTTTTTCAATTAGATAGTCAGCAGCGGTATTTTTCCCACTGCCGATTAATCCAGCAAATCCAATAATTTTTTTCATTATCCAATTACCCATGTTAACGGTTGCGAGCCGTCAACATAGTTCTTCAATTCCTCTTCTAATTTTTCCATTTCGGCTTGAGATTCTTGTAATAGTGCTGCGCCGTTTAATTGCCCACCACCCTGTGGACCAGCAATACTAGCAAACTTACCACGAGCCTGACCAAGAATACTCTTAACGAACGCCAAAGCATATTCTTGTAGCCATGGATATACTTGTGGATCACTCAATAACATACTATCTGGCTTATGATTATAAATCCACAGTAGTACACTTTCGCTACTATTCAGTCCATCTACTTCTGGACTCCATATCTTAGTTTGACTTAAATTAAAGCCAGTAACACTTGTAGCACCCAAACTTTGATTGGCCACTACTGTAATTATAGTACCAGAACTATCTACCGATGTCACTGTATACTGTCCACTATACCCAGAAACTGGACAATTCTCAATATATAAACTGTTGTTTGCGGCAATAGTTACCGGATTATTTAATCTAATCGTAATGACTGAATTTGCTACAGTTCCAGCACTAGTCAACGTATTGATAGAAAAATATGTGTGGCCATAGTCAGGCATTTTACGAACCAGTGTAAGTTTCTTGGTTACACGATTAAATGTATAGTTCATATAACCACCAAACATGGTCATTGCCAACTCTTGATACTGTGTGAACAGTTCATAGTTTAATAGCCCACCAACTCTGCCAGCCACTAACATATATGTATTCAAGTATCCACTGGCAAATGGCTCAAACTGACTGGCAGTTGTACCAGTAGTACTACCTATACCACGTCTGAATATCTGCCTAACATCCATGATGTAGTTAGGCAGAATATATTCTTGAACTTCTGGCAATAAATCTAAGAAAGCATAACTTTCTTCTACAGCATTGGATGCCTTTTGTCTGTATTTTATCAGAGCCTGTTTGATGGCTAAATCATAGTGTTCTTTATCTAATTCTATGTCAACTATTTGGTCTGCCAGACGCAAACGCATATAGTCAACCATTTCATTGCGTAGTTGATTAAGCGTTTGAATATTTCCAGCCGCATCAATAGCACTTGATTGACTAATTGGCCCTGGACCACCAAGATTTTGTGTTCTTAGTGATAAATCATTTTGTAAGTTTGGTTGTATTGTTACAGTCATAAATAACCCCGATAACGGTATTTATGTTATCGGGGTACAAAATATTAGGATACTTTCAGCAAAAGAATATCAGCATTGATCCTACCATTCATCCTGCTCTCAACTGCCTTGATTTCAGTCAAAAACTTCCTCAGTTGAATCTTACCTGCCTTAGCAAATTCCTTGAGTTTTTCATCCGGCTTCCGAACCGTCTTACACACACTCTTGACTTCATCATAGTTTTCGATTGAACTGCCCTTGATGCTCAAGGTCTTGAATTCGGCAGCAACATACTTACCAATTTTGCGAGTTTTGGTATTGTAAACCCACAGTTCGGTACTACCGATAATGTCCATGGGATTGATACTGACTACCTTCAATTCCTTGTTTTCGCTGGCATACTTCAACTTGGCAATCAATTTTTGCTTGGTAGGCGCCTTCTTGACACGTGCCTTCTTGGTCGCCTTCTTGACTCCACGATATTGTTCAATGGCTGCCAACAACAGATCAATCCAGGAGATAACACGCTTGAAATCAGCCGCCTTATAGTGCTTATAGGCTTCTACCAGTTGAGCATCCTGCTTAGACTGTGCCAGCAGAATTTCTTCTTTACGAGACTGAAACACCCGCTCGTACTTAGCCAATTGTGCCTGAGGAACATTACGAGCAACCAAAAAATCGTGAGGCTTGAATTCCGTCTTGGCACCCTTGATGATGTTATCAAACTGTCCTTCGATCTCGCCGATATTTTCAGCAGTCTTTTCGGCTAGGCGATCTTGAATAGATACCTTGATCACGGGCGTTTGAGTAACATCCTCGGCAGATTCCTGCTCTGCCACGTCATCACGATGGGTAGTAAGCAAATTCTTGACAGTGGTACTCAAGAATTCAATATGACGCTCCTTGAACGGCATACCGACGCCATGAGCCATAGTCAGACTGACCGCCGTCATGGGTACAAACTTATCAGAAACACGGTCAAACGCTCGGGCTTCGTCCTTTGTAAACAGACCAGACTTCCTGACCCATTCATTCAGATGTTTACGAGCCGATTTGACGGTGTAGTAATAATTGTAGTAATAGAACGACCGACGCAGTTGGCTGTCAAACTTTTCTTGAGACCATTCAGCAGCATCAGCGGTCCACAGCGGCTCAGAGCCCGTATACTTTTCATCAAAAAAAGCAACACTACGAGCCTTAGACGGCTTGGCTTTGATCTTGATTCCAGCGACAACTGCCATGAAAACTACTCCGTTTTACGAACAAAAACATATCTTATCAGGGTCTAACATTCCTGTCAACAGGTTTAGCATAAATACAACACATTCAAGGACTTACAACGTGCCACGCTTATCTCTCTGGAAAAATGGTCAGCATTCACTGGACTACAAATATTTTGATAAATTAATATCAGAACAATTTACTCTCGGCGGCACTGGTGTATTACTACACAAATATTTAGGCCCAATAACTCAATCAAATACTTATGTAACAACTACCACAGTTAGTAGCGGTAATACACTAACTTTTGGCAATATTTCTACTCTAGAAGTTGGCCAAACAGTTAATGGTGTTGGCATTGCCTCTAATACCGTAATATTCAGCACAAATACTACAACAAATACTATAACATTAACCTCAAATATTACAGATACTATACAAGCAGGTCAATCAGTTAATATATACTGGAATGATGCTACTAAACCTAATTATTTAAATCAATCAGCATCAAATATTCAAGATTTAGTATTTTTAGAAAATAGGGATAGAAAATACGATACTAGTGTTTATACTCTACGCGGTATATATACTGTAAGTGATAATGATTTTAATCTATCACAGTTTGGCATTTTTATGAGTGCTGATACACTATATATGACTTTTCATCTAACTGATACCGTGAAATATTTGGGTAGAAAAATCATGAGTGGTGACGTGGTAGAACTCCAACATAAAAAAGATTTCTATCCAATAGAAAATGATATTCCAAATATATTAAAAAGATACTATGTAGTAGAAGAAGTAACATTTGCTGCCGATGGATTTAGCCAAACATGGTGGCCGCATCTTTCAAGAGTTAAATTAAATCCTTTAGTAGATAGTCAAGAATATAAAGATATTCTAGATCAAATTTCAAATCAACAGGTAAATGGTAATACAACACCATTTAGTAATTACTTGAGCACGCTAGATAAACTATTAGAAATAAATGACGCCGTTATTGAACAGGCAGAAATTGATGTTCCAAAGAGTGGCACAAACGTTGATGAACTATATGTACTGCCATTGAATCCAGATGGTTCTCCTGGCGATCCTACTGGTGTACAAGTCAACACTAGAAATCTCCGTGTAAACTCAACCAGAAACTTCGCAGCAGTAGCACCAACAACGCCAGACACTAATATACCAGCATATCTTGGCGGTGATGGCACACCACCTAACGGCTGGCCAGTCGGTGTAGGTACATCTTTCCCTACTAACGCACAGATAGGCAATTATTTCTTGCGAACAGATTATGTACCAAACAGACTGTTTAGATATGACGGTTCACGCTGGACAAAGATTGAAGACAGTGTACGTACCGATCTAACTCCTGGACCAAATAACAGAACACAACGGAGTTTATTCGTAAACAATACAGATACATATGTTGATGATAGTGGACAAACACTACCATCTAGGCAGAGCCTCAGTAGAGCCCTGACACCTAAAGCGGACAATTAATCATGCAGCTTCAACAGTTTTTTTACGACAATCAAATCAGACGCTATATCGTTCAATTTATCCGAATGATTAGCAATTTTCAAGTTCAATTCGGTAAAGATAGAAATGGTGTAACTGCCTTACAACGAGTGCCTGTTATATATGGCGACAGCAGTAGGCAGGTTGCGAGCATTATTCAGCAAAATAGCGAAAGCACAATGAATAGTACACCAGCAATGGCCGTATACATTAGTGATTTAGCGTATGATCGTGAACGTGTTCAAAACCCAACGTATGTTGGTAAATTAAATGTGCGTGAGCGATACTATGATCCACTTACTGGCGATTACTCTACTACACAGGGTGATGTTCTCACAGTTGAAAGACTAATGCCTGTTCCTTATCGTCTTACTCTTAAATTGGACATCTGGACCAGTAATACTGAACAAAAACTACAAATCATAGAGCAAATTAGTACACTTTTTAATCCAGCACTTGAAATTCAATCTACAGATAACTACATTGATTGGACAAGTATTACCTATGTGTTACTAACGCAAACAACATGGAGTTCAAGAACAGTTCCAGTTGGCACAAACATAGATATAGATGTGGCAACATTGACTTTTGAATTACCTATATTCATCAGTGCGCCCGCTCTTGTACGTAAACTAGGCGTTATTCAAAAAATCATTGCTAACATATTTGATGCGAATGGTAATATTGATGAATCCATCTATGATGATGCTAATTTACTAAGTAGACAGTATATAACTCCACTACAGTACGGCGTAATTTTGTTAGATAACCAATTGAGATTGGTCAAGAACAATCAACCCGTAGATGAAAAATTTGGCACACAGGTGGTAAAAGAATTAGCAGGCGATATTTCTGCCAACACCACGGTATTTTTAACTGATGCTGATGGTGTTGAACCTGGCATGATTGTCAGTGATCTCTACATAACCAGTATAACTTCAAACAGTATTCAAACAGTGTCTAATTATACTGTAGTGTCCGTACGTGGAGATACTGTAACAACTAGTAATGTCGTAACTGGTAACGTGGGAGACAGAATAGTATTCACTGGTGTAACTACGAAAACCGGTGCCAATGAACCATGGCGAGACATCGTAAACATTTACGGCAATTTGATCAATGGTACTAGCACAGTTAAACTTGAACTACCAGATGATACAATTATAGTAGGCACAGTAGCATATAATCCAATTGATGATACAACATTATTATGGTCGCCAGATGTTGATTCACTGCCTACAAATAGCCTTGATCCAATAAATGCGATCATTGATCCAATGATCAGTCGTCCAAATTACTCACTACAAGACTTAGCAGTTGGCACCAGGTACTTGTTGGTAAACGATTATGTTCTTGATTCTAACGTAGTACCCTACTATAATTGGACTGGCATTGATGATACGCCACTTGAAGCGGTTAAAAACGACATCATTGAATTTACAGGTCAACATTGGTCGGTAGTATTTGATAGTAGAAATGAAATTGTCTCGCAGTATGTTACTAATCTAACAACAGGCACACAATATCGTTGGAATGGCAGTGAATGGTCAAAGAGTTATGAGGGATATTATCCAGCAGGAAAATGGCAGCTAATAATTTGAAACAAGGGTGTGGCGCACTAATTTATGCTACTTCAACAAAGAGATATTTGTTTTTACATAGAAACACCGGCAAATTCCCTAATACATGGGGATTAGTCGGCGGTAAAATAGAACGCAACGAATCTATTGAGCATGGACTAGTGCGCGAGATAGGTGAAGAATTAGGCGGCACTGTCAAAAATGCTAAGATAATTCCTATAGAACAATATACCAGCGAAAGTGGTGTATTTGTATATCATACATTCTTAATTAAAGTGGATGAGGAATTTATTCCAGTTTTGAATGCCGAACACAAAGGTTATTGTTGGGTTTCAATCGACGGGTTACCCAGACCATTACATCCAGGTGTTGAGAAAACGCTTAGTTCAAATACGATCAGAACCAAGTTAAACACTATTGAACGTATCAAAGATTGAACACTAGGCTAGTTCTAGGTTTATTGCTACGATTTGGTGGCACTTCATGATACAACCACGCAGGCCATAATAACAATAGTCCATGATAAGGACGATACTCTGTTTTTTGAAGACTGTACCAGTTACTATGATCTTTGATGTTGAACATATAATCAAAGAAGTCTTTGAATGGCTGATTAGGATAAAAAACGATATTACTACTGCCTTCTGGTGTTTTTAGATAATAAATTCCACTCACGCTACATTGTGTATGTACGTGCTTAGGATGATTACTACCTTCTAAAAAACTATTAGCAAATAGATAAGGTCGCCAATTCACCGCATCAGCATTGTAACCTTGTAAATCTAAAAATTTACGTGCCTCTTGTTGAACAAAGTCCATGAACGGCGAAAACGTTTCGTCGTAGGCTAAATTTCTAGTTCCGTACGTAGTTTTACCATTGTAGTAGAATGAAGAATTACTGGGCTGTGAATCATCTAGTAAATTATCAACAGCGTGAGTCATTGACTCTACTCACTGTGGGTGTTCGGACCTACCGACGACACTGGGAAACCAAAAGTCTAAATTCATATTTCAATATTTGTTGAAAAACAACTGAATGCTTAATCTTGGGAATTCGGCATCCATAGTTATCATTGATGTTGCGTGATAGATAGGTGGTCTGAACCACACCATACTATTAGAGTGTGGATATACCCAACCTTGTCCAGTATCTGGATCATCATATAGAAAAAGTCCACCCCAGTTCCAGTTCCAACGTTCATTGATGTAAATCGTACTACTCAAACGTGGATTACCGCGATCAGATGAATCATCATGATGAAAATTTATCTGAGATCCTGGTAGCCAGATGTGCATAAAGACGGTTAGATTTTTATAGTCAGCAAAATCAGGATGAACTGATTTATACTTTTCTAAAAAATATTCTTTATACTCTTCAAGTGGTAGAATCAAAACAGGCGCATATGATCCGCTTTCTAGACCAGCACCCCATCTACCCATGTTGTTAACTTCAAATGAAGGGGTACCTCTGGCATTTTCATACTTTTGTCTCAGTGCCAAAAGAGTAGACTCATCTAGAAAATTTGATACTCGATTTATCATGATTTAAAATTGTGTTGTTATGAAAAATAATTGAAATAGTCTACCTGTTTTAAGATCTGAACCAAAATAGTCCAAACTAGTATGGAACATTTCACTTCTATACAGTACCAGTCTGTTGTATCTATTAGCAATGATATCGCACAGTTCCCATTTGGTCATATCTTGTGCTTCATATTGTGACAACTGACTGGCAACTGTTGCTCCTGTTTTTTTGTACTGATATATTCCAGTGCCACCAGACAATGGAGCATCAGGAGTCAAATAAAGAACCCCAGCCCATGTGTTAAAATGATCAGTATGTATCCAACTGCGATCAGTTGCTGTCGCTAGTTCAAACGAGCCAGTCAGTCCATCACTCTGATTCCAATTAGTAACTAATCCACCGGCATTTAGTAGTAACTTTTGAATAGTTTCTTTGGTATCTTCAGTTAAGAAACTTTTTGTACGTAACCCTGGATATTCATACTGCTTGAATTCTTGTTGTAGGATAAAGCTTCGTACCCCATCTGGGTTACTGTAAAAGTTGTCCGTGATGATTACATTTGTTTTCATTATATTTGTGTATCAAAAAAGAACAGTTGAAACAGTCTACCATCTTGTGGTGTACTGCCAAAATAATCATTACTCATATGAAATAAATCACCACGATACATGACTAATCTATTATATCTGTTAGCGACAACATCATACTTATGCCATTTCGTAACGTCAGAAGCATCGTAAGGACGATTACCCATTTCACCAGAAGTAGTTGCTCCGTTCTCTTTATACATATAAAGAGAAGTTCCGCCACTGATAGGAGCGTTTGGTGTTAAGTATAAAACACCAGCCCATTTATTGAAATGATCAGTATGTATCCAACTGCGATCACTAGCATAGGTAAGTTGATACGATCCAGAAAATCCATCAGTTTGAAACCAGTTCGTTATTTCTTTGCCGTAGTTCCATACAACAGTTTGTAATGCTTCTTTTAGATCAGGTGTTAAAAAACTACGTGTTCTTACACCTGGATAATTGCCCTTAACATTAAAATCCTGTTTAAGTGCGAACTCACGTACCGCATCTGGATTTCCTAAAAAGTCATCCACTATAATTAAGTTAGTTCTCATTTCAATATTTAATCTAATATATGTGTGAGTAAAAATTCATTAGTTTGATATACATCAAAAAATTGTTCATTAACAAGATCTTCAACACGCTGATACACTGTTTTACTCCAATATTCCTTTGATCTTTCGTAGTTTTCTTCCACGAAAGGTAACATCTCATCATACATAGATGGTGTTAAAGTTTTCATTATATCAGCGAATTGTTCGATAGTATTAAACTGTATGATGCCTTTTGGATTGAAATATTTTTCTATATTTTGACAGCCATAGTATATAGGGACAGTTTTTGTTTTAAAACAATCAAGAAGTTTTTCCGTAAACATATTATTCATGACTTGATTTTCACATGCTATGTTAAATTTGGCAGATGTAAAAAAGTCATCTTTGTTTGGTACACGTGGCGGGCTTCTATGCCATTTAATTTCAAAATCGTTTACTGTGTTATTCTGTAGCCAACGCATGATCATAAAACGCATGTGATAATCGTATCCATTAATTTTACTACTCATGAGATAACTTATCTGATTGGTTTTGTTAAGCACAATGTCGTCACTGATCCATGAACCCACAGGACAAAATTCTATAGCATTTATACCAGGAATATTCAATATTCGTTCATCATATGCTAATACTAAATCAAACTTTTCATAGTTATTTTGAACCATACCAAAAAAATCAACGTATAAATTTGGTGGTTCACACTGCATCAGAATGTTAATTTCTGAATTGTTATCTTTGACAATAGCATCCATTGCTACGGATACTTTTTTAGGAAACTTTTTAGTAAATCTATATTTGTTGTCTAACCCATAAGCAGGGAAATAACCTATTTGATTAATTTCATGCATAATTGATTCCTTAAAATCTAAAATATTTTCCATTTTGGCCGCCACGACCTTCTGCGACCCAATCTGTTTCTAATACATATCTTTTTAAATCAAAATCAGAAAATATTTTGTATAACAAATACTCAACATCAACATAAAAGTATTTAGAATTTTCATCCGTCATACTAGCACACGCAAACATGGCTGTTTCGTATCTGTTTAGTTGTTGTGTGCCTATAGCACACACTACCGTATAATAGCCTCCTAGTTTTTCATCAACATACATTTCTGGTGGCAAATAATCATCAGATAGGTATGTTAAATCTGATTTATTCCAATATACAGGCTTCTTAAATAAGAATTTATCTACATTATTTTTAGTTAGATCATTAAGATATTCATTTATAAAATAATATCTACCTGATATTTTTATAAGATAATCATAGTTTTCTACAATTATCTTTTTATACTGTTTCAAAAATTCCAATATCATCAAGCACTCACCATGTGATTTACTAGGATGAGTTCTAACCTTATTTGCCAATGATGAGTTTATAGATTCCAAATGTATATACCGTATTTTAGGATACTTAATAAGTAATTCTTTAAAATACGTTTTACTAGCGTCTAATAAAAAGATAGAAGCATCCGGATCATTTTTAATAATACAGTCTAACGTTTTGTACGTATCAGATAATCTGTCCTCAGTGCTCAATAGTGATCTTATTTGATTATATTTTAGTAAATTTGTGTTATCTACCTCAATAACAGAAGTTATCAAATAACAATTCTTCATGATCGATATATATCACGTATTGAGTTACTAAACACTATGGCCATGTTACTGAAATTACTGTCTCTACATACTAATCCGCCACACTTTGATAGCGTCATACATTCAAGAAATGATTCTTGCCAATACTTTTTATAGAAGAACATATCATATTCCCAACTCCATTCACCACGATTGTTAATAGTTTCATTTGGCAATCTTAGCAAATTTGGATAATATCTTATATGTCTAGCATAACGTTGTTCCATTTTGACTAATGATTCTACGTTATCGGTAGCCACATAAATATTTTCATATTTACCAGTTTCTAAACATTTATCTATAGTATCACAGTAATCTTCATATGTTACCTGCTTATGATTTGAATGTAGAGACATTGTAGTTAGTCGAACATGAACACCCAGAGTTTTATCATTTACGGTAAGATTCTTACAGAATGTATCAACCTTGTTTCTAATTTCACCTCTGATGTGTATTCTATTCAACACATTTTTATAATCAGTTAGGCGATTACTATCTTCAATAGGATTATTTCGATCATACCACATACCTATGGGTAAGAATCCATCATACACATAAGAATGATCAACACTTTGATCTAATACATAACTCATAATGTGATCATATGGCCGCTCTATGCCATAATTTTCCATAGCAATTCTATTTCTTACAATATGGTCGACTGCTTCCTGTAAATATTCATCATTATTTGTATTTTCCCCAAAGGGACTTAAAGTTAGAAACACATTGTCAAAATCTTTATCAGCCAATGGAATTACACCACATTGTAAAAATCTACTAAATGGTCCTCCGCCTGGCAAAACATATATGTAATTTTTCATTTAATTTCCTTTAGCCAATGGTCAATCATTTCATCTAACATGCTTTCAAAAGTATATGTTGGTTGCCAGCCAAGTTTATGTCTGATTTCACTGCTATCTCCACGTAGATATTTCAACTCTTCGGGCCGCATGAATTTTTGATTCTGTACTACATAATCTTTGTAATTCATACCCAATGCGTTGAACACGTAGTAGCATAAGTCACGAACACTACGGGAATATCCAGTAGCAACAATCCAATCACGTGGCTCATCGCTATTCAATATTAGATGCATCGCTCTAACGTAATCATAACTGTGTCCCCAATCACGATAACTATCAAGATTGCCTAACTCTAGTTTATCAACAATGCCGCGCTTGATTTCAACAGCAGTTTTCACCACTTTATTTGTAACGAAATTTGTGCCTCGTCGTGTACTTTCATGGTTGAATAAGATTCCGTTACATGCGTGTAAATTATAAGCATTACGATAATGTCTTGTTAAGTTATAACCCATAACCTTACTACATCCATACGGACTAACTGGATTCATAGGTGTTGTCAGCCTTTGTGAACCATCTAGATCAACACTGTTGCCGAACATTTCGCTGCTACTTGCTTGATAAAATTTAGCATCTGGCGCAAATTGTCTATATGCTTCTAGTATGGTCAGTACTCCTAAACTATTTGTTTT